CTACCATGACTGAGTGGTGGTGGTCAGGTTCACTGGATGCCTTCGCTGATATGTGCCGACTACGTATAACACCAGACACACAGTATGAAACACGACAGGTAGCATTGATGATAGACAAAAAGATGCTAGAGCTTTTCCCAGTATCGTGGTTAGCTTTAGAGGGAGCTGGGTAGTAACACTATAGTATTATTTATCAACCTAAAATGGGTGTTAGTAATACCATGATATTATTTATGTGGAGATTAGCAGATGACTAAACGAATACCAATGAAGGGTGGCGATGAGTATGATGGACTTACTAAAGCACGTAGGTTTCTTATATGGAAGAGTGGTCAGTTAAAGAAGATCAAACGTGCTTACAATAAACGGTTTCGTAAACACAACAAGGAGAATAAAGATGAATAACAATATTAAGATAGAGGCCATTGAAGATCATGAGGATGGATCAGCTACACTCACTCTTGATTTGAATGCAGAAACATACCATAAGATATTTGAGTATGGTTTCATAAAACTTATTATGAAAGGTATTGAATCAGAGGAGAAAGATAGTGCGTAAGTATGCTGTAATGTATGAAGTTGACTACGGTGAATGGATGTATGCAACACATGAAAACCCATTTACTTACAACAGTGATCCAATCCTATTTGAGAGCTTTGGTTTAGCTGAAGACTACGCAAAGAGGTTTAACAGTTCAACGGTTGTGCTTATGCACCTACCAGTAAACTCAGTAGCTAAAGTTATAAAGGGGAATATTAATGGAGACGAATGAAGTCATCAGTATGTGCCAAAGACTGGCTCGTAAGTATAATGCCCCACAACACTACCAAGACCTTGTGCAAGAGGGCATACTAGTCTGTTATGAGATACTTGGTAAGGAAGACTGTACACACCCTGCCAAGCTCTACAGAGAGGCTAACAGACGTATGCACGACTTCCTTAACCTAGATGTATTGCCAGTGTCTGTACCAGCCCACAACATCACTAGACGACTTACCCGTGATGCTGACGACACAGAGATTGGTGAGATGTCAGATACAGGTGTGAGTTGGCTAAGGACTGTACTACAATCAGATTGGGTTGGTTATGATGAAGATTACATCGAATCTGATCTTGATACAGCAGATGCCTATGAACAGAAAGAGTATCGTAAGTACATGATGAGTGTTGCCAAAAAGACACTATCTAAAACTGAATGGCAAATCATCAAGATGCGATACTTTCGTGACTTAGCACAAGAAGAAGTTGCTAACGCACTGAAATCAAACAAGATGTGGGTATCACGACATGAACGAATTGCCTTAGATAAACTAAAAAACAACTTAATGTAACAATTCGTGATGTTACAAACCTGATAAAATATCCCTAATACCAAGTGTGAGTAGAACTTAAGTATTGACTAAAGTATTAACAACTACTAGTTATAACTACTAATAGATATAACTTAAGTTTAAACATAAGTAAGGAGAACTACTATGGCTGAAGTGTCACATCAACCCTGTCCATATGTGTTGTGCGGAAGCAGTGACGCTTTTAGCTATAACACTGATGGGTTTGGTCGTTGCCATGCTTGTATAAGAGCCTATCCAAGTAACACAAAGAATGAGGTGTTTGATTGGGTTAAAGAAAAGTACCCACTACCAGAAAAGGGTAACAACATGAATACTGTCGTTAATTACACGCCTAAACGTATTGAAACCCCCACTAGTGGAAAATATGAGGGCTTACGTAGTATTACATCTAAGACTATGGAAGAATATCAAGTACTAACCTTTCCTGATCGTCAAGAGTATATCTACCCCAGCGGGGGAATTAAGGTTAGGACACTAGCAGAAAAAGGCTTTTACACAAAGTCTGGATTTAAGGGTGATGAACTATTTGGTATGAACCTGTTTACATCTGGTAGTTCAAAGATGGTAACAGTTACTGAAGGCGAACTTGATGCTTTGTCTGTGTCGCAGATGCTTAAGTCAAGCTATACTAATCCTGTCGTATCACTACCGTCTGCTACACCATCTAAGAAGCTATGGGAAAACTGTAAAGAGTGGCTCTCTGGCTTTGAGAAGATCATACTGTCAGTAGACAATGATGAGGCTGGGAATGCCATTGCAGATCGTATGGCTAAGTTGTTCCCTAATCGTATCTACAGGGTGCCACACGGGCAGTACAAGGACGCTAACGACTTCCTACAGGCTGGCAAGGGCGCTGACTTTAAGTCTGCTTGGTGGAATGCTAAGAAGTACACACCTGAGAACGTACTAAACAGCACTGATGACTTCTTGTCGTTATATCGTGACACACCTGAACACCAATATGTACCAACGGGTATACAGGGACTAGACGACAAGATCATGGGTCTTATGCAAGGACACTTCACAGTTATCAAAGCTCCTACTGGCATTGGTAAGACTGAAGTGATGAGATACCTAGAGTTTAATATGCTACAACGTGGTATCCCTATCGCTGCATGGCACTTGGAAGAAACTAAACTACGATCCATACTAGGTTTGGTGTCGTATCAACTATGTGATAATGTAACACGTAGGGATTTGATTGAAGAGAAAGGACGTGACGAAGATGTTATGCAAGCTATACGTGACCTCACTAAAGACGAACTATTCTACCAATTCTACCTTGGTGATGGACAAGGATCAGACGAGCTATGCGACCAGATTAGATACTTTAGTCAGGCGTGTAATTGTAAGTTTGTCTTCTTTGAACCTATCCAAGACGTAGTTGCTGGTATGTCAGAGGAAAGCAAAGAGCAACAACTTGCTGACCTATCAGTACGACTATCTAAACTAGCCGCTGAATTAAACGTAGGTATTGTTACCATTGCTCACACTAACGACAATGGTGATACAAAATACTGTAAGATGATTGGTCAACGTGCATCTGTCATTATCGACTTGCAACGTGATAAAGAAGCAGATAGTTTAGAAGAACGGAACACGACTTATATTCGTGTAGAGAAGAATCGTCCTTGTTCAGAAGAAGGTAATGCTGGCAAGATGCGGTTTAGTACTGACACATTTACACTAAGAGAGGTAATGTAATAATGACTATATTTGACATCGAAACCGATGGTCTTTTAGATGAGATGACCAAGGTTCACGTTTTGTCGTATCAAACTAAAGACATGAAAGAGCCTGTATCAATTCACGACTACGATGAAATGCGGGACTTCTTCCTTGAACATAGCCTTGAAAAGAAGCCACTAATCGGACATAACATCATCCGTTTTGACATACCCGCAGTGGAAAAGCTGCTTAATATCAAAGTGGATACCCGCCTGATCGACACCTTAGCCCTGTCTTGGTACTTACACCATGATCGTATTAAGCACGGTCTAGAGGGCTATGGCGAAGAGTATGGTGTACCTAAGCCTACCATTAAAGATTGGGAAGGACTGACACCAGAGGAATATGCTAACCGTTGCCAAGAAGACGTTAAGATCAATACCCGTCTATGGCGTGACTTAGACCTTAAGCTAAACAAACTCTACCAAGACGAAGATGAAAAGAACCGTATGATTGACTACCTGTCGTTCAAACTTGACTGTGCTAAAGAACAAGAGGCCCTGCGATGGAAATTGGATGTAACCAAAGCTCAAACAGCCTACGATGAAATCCTAGAGCTAAAGGCTGAGAAGGTAGAGCAGTTAGCTGATGCTATGCCTAAACGTGTACTAACTCGTATGGCACAACAACCAAAGATTATGTATAAAGCTGATGGTTCACTGTCAGTACATGGTCAACGGTGGCATCAGCTATGCAGAGAGTACAAGCAATCTGTAACAGCACGACAGTTTGTTATTAAGACAGGTGAAGAACGAGCTAATCCTAACTCTAACGACCAAGTAAAAGACTGGCTGTTTAGTCTAGGTTGGCAACCACGTACATTTAAATTCCTACGTGATAAAGACGGGGAAGAACGTCAGCTAGAACAGGTAAGAAAAGATGGAGAACTTTGTAAATCAGTACTGGAGCTTATTACTCCTGATAACAATCTATCTTATCTTGATGGACTCACGGTCTTAACCCACCGTGCTGGAATACTTAAGTCCTTCTTAGAGTGTCATGTTGATGGTTGGCTACAGGCTGAAGTAGCTGGCTTGACTAATACACTACGCTTTAAACACGCTAAACCTTTGGTCAATCTCCCTAGTGTTGATAAACCATATGGTGACATCATCCGTGGCTGTCTAACAGCACCTGATGGCTACACCCTATGTGGTTCAGACATGACCTCACTAGAGGATACAACCAAACGTCACTACATGAAACCACTAGACCCTAAGTATGTGGAAGAGATGTCACGGGAAGGCTTTGATCCACACCTAGACTTAGCTAAACACGCTGGTGTTATTAACCAAGATGACATCGACAAACACAACTCAGGGGAACGATCACTTAAAGCCCTACGTAAGAATTACAAAGTGGTCAACTACTCAGCTACGTATGGCATAGGAGCGCCTAAGCTGGCCCGTGAGACGGGTATGAGCGTTAAGGAGGCAAAGACCCTACTAGCTGCCTTCTGGTCACGTAACTGGGCTGTAGAGGCCGTAGCGAAGAACCTACGGACTAGGGAATTGTTTGGTAGTATGTGGGTTCAAAACCCTGTCTCCAAATTCTGGTATAGTTTACGGAGTGAGAAAGACCGCTTCAGTACACTTAACCAAGGCACAGGTGTCTTTTGCTTTGACACTTGGGTTGCTATCTGTCGAAAGAATGGCATTAAAGCTATCGGACAGTTTCACGATGAGATTATCGCTGTTGTTAAGCTAGGTGATGAAGACAGGACTAAAGACATCATCAACAAAGCTGCTGAGATGCTTAACGACAAGGTAAAACTAAATGTTCCTTTGGGCGCAGAGGTGCAATTTGGCAACACTTACGCAGATATTCACTAAAAGATAACTTTATTTTACTTTTAGTGTTACAAACCCGAAAAAATATCCCTATAGTATATTACCACCCCACAGTGCTGCACTAGCAGCCGAAACAAAAAGGAAAGCCCGATATGGCAAAATACACAATGGACATGGTTCTTGAGTACGCAAAAGTATTTGAGGAGAACGCAGACAGAGGCAAAGAAGATGGCCCCCGTGCTGCACAAGCTATCTTCGCTAAAGGTGGCCAGTATGTTGTTAATGCTTACTTCACTGATGAAGCTCAGATCGAACAGCTTCTGAAAGATGGTCTTGATCCTGCGCCTATGAACTCTCAACGTATCCAAGAAGGTAACCCAGCCTTTGGTATTGGTAAGTTCGTTAAGATGAAACGTATGATCTCTGACATCAAGTCTTTCAATGATCGTAAGACAGGTGCGCCAGTGGAAATTGATTACGGTGGCCCTGTTGGTGTTGTTAATCTAACGAATGGTAAGGATAATAAATCTTGGTGGTCTTTTGAGCAAGATGGCCCACTAGGTAATGGTACTGAGGCTAAGGTTCAGTTTGAACTCTATGCTAATGGTGCTGGTATTCGTCTAGTTAATATCGGTGTTACAAACCACGTTCCATTTGAAAGCACTAACACTGTAACAGAAGACGATAAACTCTTTATGGTAGGATAATATATGCGGGTTTCAATTGACTTCTACTTTGACGAAGACACTGATGGCTATAATGGCTCTAGCAGCGCCTCACGGGACGGTGTAGAAGACTTACAGACCGCAGGGCAGTTTATCTCAGGAGCCTTACGTGGCGCTGGTTTCAGCTACGTAGAAGATGTAGGTTTCCTAACGGATGATCAAGTTATCATCTGGGGAGAGCAACTGTAATGAGAACAGGCAAAGTGCTGATCGACGGTGATATTGTAGCCTATAGAGCAGCCTTTGCCACCCAAGACCTTCTACCAAAGGATGCTACAGATAAGGCAGATGAACTCTTGCACTACATTCTGGAGCAAACTGTGATGTTCCCAGAGCCTACGGACTATATAGTCTTCCTGACAGGTTCTGGGAATTTTCGCTTTAAGATAGCTAAGTCCTACCCCTACAAGGGAAATAGGGCAGCTAATGAAAAACCTAAGCACTTAGCTTGTGTGAGGGAACATATGGTAGATAATTGGGCGGCAATCGTTAGTGAGGGAGAAGAGGCTGACGATCTTATAGCAATAGCTGCAACAAAGTATGGGCCTGAAACCATCGTTGCTTCAATTGATAAAGATATGCTTCAGATACCATGTCGTCACTTTAACTTTAATAGGGGTGATTGGAAGGAAGTTGACCCCTTCGAGGGAATTAAGTTCTTTTATACTCAGATGCTTACTGGCGACAGAGCCGATAACATCATTGGCTTATTTAAGATCGGCCCTGTTAAAGCTGATAAAATACTTGAAGGCTGCACCGATGAAATATCACTATGGAATGCTGTCGTTAAAGCATATGATGGTGATACCACCCGTGTAGTGGAAAATGCGAGGCTATTGTGGCTAAGACGACAAGAAAACGAACTATGGCAACCACCCGTGGCTATCGCTCAGGGTTAGAGGATAAAATCTCTGACCAACTAAAAGAGGCTGGTGTTGCTTTTGAATATGAAACCTTCAAGATTAAATACACAGTACCCGAAACTTTACATACTTATACTCCCGACTTTATTTTACCAAATGGGATTATCATTGAAAGTAAGGGTAGATTTGTTGTAGCTGATCGAAAGAAGCATTTATATGTTCAAAAGCAACATCCAGACCTTGATATAAGGTTTGTCTTCTCTAACTCTAAAGCTAAGATTAGTAAAGGTTCAAAGACAACCTATGCTGATTGGTGTAATAAGAATGGTTTTCTCTTTGCAGATAAACTTATCCCAGAGGAGTGGATCAATGAAGTATCTAAACGCAGTTGAGACAAGACAAACAAACCGAAGTCCGTTTAGCCCACAGGAGATCGACGAACATGAAGATGCAGAACGCATTTGGGCTATTATTGCTGAGATTAAGCGAGAAGCTAAGGATGCTTGCCAAAAGTCTTGGGACGATGGACATTGGGCTGGAAGACACGACAAAGACGAAAAGTAAGACTTTAATTTGGTGTGTCATGGATGGCCCTTATGCTCGTGAAGACTTCCCTGAAGATGAGTTTGAAGAATACGACATAGAGGAAAACTTTAACTTTATGCTTGTTGTCAAGATTGAAGAAGACGGTAAGGTCGGGACAGCTAACTTCTGGTATGAAACACTAGACGAAGCTCTTGCAGTCATTAAATACTTTGAGCAGAACATTGAACCGTTAGAGGTAAATGATGGGGAAGAGGAGTAACTTTGAAAGACTACCAAGAGATTACTACCCAACACCACTAGCTGCTGTTGAACCACTAATTGATCACCTACCCTATAGCTTCGACTATATTGAGCCTTGTGCTGGAGACGGTAGGCTAGTTGATCACATTAATACACTAACTGAAGGTCATGGCGAATGCCTCTTTATGTCTGATATTAGCCCACAAGCTGACGACATAATGGAAGCAGATGCCCTGACCTTATCTTTTGGAGATGACCAACCCTTTGACTACTGTATCACTAACCCACCGTGGGAACGTGTATTCTTACATGAGTTCCTAGACCACTGGATTAACCTTTGTCCTACATGGTTGTTGTTTGATGCTGACTGGGCGCACACTAGGCAATCAGCAGTCTACATGACATACTGTGCTAAGGTTGTATCTGTTGGTCGTGTCAAGTGGATTGAAGACAGTAAGATGACAGGTAAAGACAATTGCGCTTGGTATCTATTTGATGCCTTTAAAACGAAACAAACAGAGTTTTATGGAAGGTCTGTGAAATGATTAGTCCAGAAGATATGATGGGATTTGA